GGCGGAATAAGTGGCTTCTTCTCTTCTTTAGGAAATAAATCTAATAATTCTTTAAGAGCACCATTTGGCATATCAATAACCTACTGTCTTAATTGTTGGTTGATAACGACCTGCTTGCCTTAAATACTCAGCCCAGTTCTCAGATGTCCCCCAAGGGGATAGTCGGGGTTGAGGTCGGCTTGCTTTATATTGTGCTGTTAAATCAGGGAATAAACCCCGAGCTTTTAATGTTTGACTTTCTATCTCCCTTAACCTGCCTTGCGAAAAACCACCAACACGAGCTTGCCACGCTTGAACAGTCTCACCTTGACGTAGCCTTTCAGGGTATCGTAAATCAACTTTATATCTGTTGATGTTATAACCTAACCAACCTAACGCATAACCTTCGGGGTCCCACGTCATAGGGAAACCCATAAGAGGGGGACCAATCATTTTACCAGTTACGGGGTCATATGTGCCTTGTGTAACAGGAACAAGTCTAGAGACCCATTCTGTTGTAGGTAGCCCGTCTTCCCCAATGGTTTCTTTATAATATCCAATATGCCTCTCTATCCACTCTCTATCTAAACCCCTTTCTATCCACTGCTGACCTTCACGAGTATTAAAGTATTTTATAAAATCTGTAATAGGGAGAGTGTGATACCCCATCGGAGTGGTAATAGCAATCCTATCATCAGTTGCCATCCCTGCCAAAGTCATTGTGAGTTTAAGTGCTGCTTCGCTTAAATATTCAGCACCAGGATGGGCTTTAATAAAATCACGCTGGGCGTCAGTTTCGGGCTCGTAAATTATTGTCCCTATTGTTTTCGCCCACGCCCTCAAGTCTACTTCTTCTTTAACCCTTGCTATTAGTTGCCGTTTTGTGTTCTCATCCAGCTTTTCCCATCGTTCTGTGCCATAAGACGGATAATGCTTTTTTAATTCCCTCCTTAATTCTACTGTTAATCTTTCTTTTTCTTCTTCTGTTTTTTCTTCTGCCATTTTATACCCCCATATTTCGCCAGTAGTTGTCTATCATATTTCCCCAAAAACCCCTACCGTGTTTGACCTTTGGTGTCTGCATCGCCCCAAGTTGATTGGGCTGAAAGCCAGGTTGAGGCATACTATAATGAGCGTTATGCCTCATCTGTGCCTTTTCGTGTTGCCATCCAGGTCTGATTTTCTCGTAATTCATACTAATCCACCTCCATATTTTCCAGCCTCAGCAGACATTGCCTCTTCAGAACCCAATGGCATACTTGTCCTTCCTATACTGGAAGGACCAGGAGGTATCTCCTCCTCTGGCAAAGGTATCCCTTCTTCAGGCGGTCTTGCTTCTCCTGATATAGGTTGAGTAGTTTGCTCTTGGGCTAATTTATGTAGCATTTGCATCAAGTATTCAGCCTCATCTCCTCTACCCTCAGCTATTAACCTTCTGACTGCTTTGTATATCATCATAACCGGGTCTTTGCTAACCATTTCAATTGCCCTTAGTTCCTCAATTCTCTTCGGGTCTTGGAATTTGAGCAAATCCTCTACAATTACTTCGTCTGGAATACCTAATGTCTTCGCCATCTGAGCCATATTGAGAACATCCAATTGCTGCCACGGCGTTCTGATAACATGCTCTACTTTAATAATATGCGGTCTTTTGAGGTCAATAGCTTTGACCTCTTCTTCAAAGTATTTTTTGCGGTCAATTCCCTTAATCTTAACCTTCCTTACTCTGCCATCAACCCCACCTGCTAGAATTTGCTCCTCTATAAGTTCACATATACCAGTCCAAAGATAATCTAAATTAGACAAAATAAACCACAAAATCCTGCTACTAGGTTCTTTTAGTTCCCCTATCCCCACACCGCTCAATCTAATGTCTAACTGCCCATACTCAATGTTAGAGACAGTAGCCCTCTGCTCCTGAGCGCTTAACTCGCCATAAAGATTAAGTAGTGTATTGGAAACATCGTTAACTGGCATTTCACTTAATCTGTTTTGACCCTCAACTAAATTTATTATTTCATCAGGGTTATAGACAGTTTCATTAAGGTCAGCCCCCTGGGGTCCTTTGTAATTTACTACTGGCTTTTTGGCTATAATCTTGGCTTGGGTTGCCCACAGAGAAGCCATTACATTCTTTTGAAGAAATATATCCCTAGCCCCAGCATAAATGCTATCAGCTTCATCCTGAATGTAATCAGCAGAAGCGGGTGGTCTGGTTGCGGTTGGAGCTAATAAGATAGGCATGGATAATCCTTTGGAAAGCTCGTTCACACCCAAAATCTCATTTCCACAAAGGATAGTATTTACTGGGCGGTCATTCTTCCATTCCCAATAATCAAAAAGGACTGGCTTCTTTTGGGATAGTTTAACATTATAGGTAGCCTCTATACTGGCTTGAGTTGGGAATGTCTTATAGTTTATCCACAATAGACCATCATCGCCATATTCGTAGGTCAACCATCGTGGGTCAAGAGGGACAATATCAAATACAACCCTATCTCCTTCCATATAAACCAAAACACGCACCGCCGATGCCCCTCTGAGCATCGCATACCACGCCTCAGACGGAAGTAATTGAGATTTACCTAGCCGTCTCAATCTCTTATCCGCCATATCCAGCCCAAAAGTAAGTAATCTTTCTAGTTTCCCAATATCATCACGCACATCTGCCCCTTCCCTTTCTGCCATATAGATAGAGATTTGCCTATCACAAGCCCCAATTGAGCGGTGTAAGGCGTCAGCAAAGGTTCTGGGTGTGTTACCAGTAATGCTAATGGTATTTTTGCGACCATCAAGTTTATAAGGGTCTAATCGCCACCGTTTGTAGTCAGCATCCATCCGTGTATGTATACTAGATAATTCTTTCTCTTTATCAGTTACTTTTTTGGTTATTTCCTCCATAATCTCTCCTTTGAATAAAAATAGGACGCCCTTTATCCAATTGTATCATATCTAACCGTGAAAGATAGTAATCTTAGCCTCCCTCCCCACTCGTTTGAGCATCTGATAAGCATAGAAAAGGCTGAAAACAGTATCGCCGTGTGTCCTGCCCGAAGCATAAGGCTTATTTTGAGCCCACTGCATCTCCATTAGCTCCTTAATCTGAGGCTTGAATCTGGTAATAAGAGACCCATTATTGATTTCAGGGATTAACTCTATTAAGTATTGCTGTGCCGTTGATGACCACCTAGTCCCCGTTGCCGTTATGCCAGGCTTTTTTCTCCCTGTATCACTATAAAATAGGTTAGTATAACCTAATTCAACTAGTTTATTAAGCACTGCCACCCCAATAGCATTGTTTTCTACTGCTAAAAGAGGTGATTTGTATTTCTCACATAATAAATTAACCTCATAAGCAAACATATCAGTCCCTATTTCGTTAGAATAGATAAGAGCTACTACCTCTGACTGCCCACCATACCGCCCTAGAATGGTCAGAACTGAATAATCACCCCCAACCCCCTCAGCAACATCAACCCCAGCAGCATATACCCACCCTACTCTGTGCTTTTGATAAATCCAAATACAATTTCTTGTAGACTGAACATCATAAGCGTTTTCCCATAGTCTATCTAAAGCCTCTTTTGAGAATGCGCTTACCGCCGACTGCGGACTTAATGCCTCAGCTTCAGTTCTAGGATAGTTCCCCTCAAATTGCCATAAAAGCCCAGCCTTTATTGCCCTCTGCCTCTCTCGGTTATACCAAACTTCATCCCTGCCAGGTCGCACATTATAAGGAAAAAACATCGTCTTAATCCCAGTATCAGCAGTTTGAGCTAACTTGTATTGCAATTTGAAAGAACTCTCTGGTTTTGTTTTATCAACTGTGGTAGCTACTACTAAATTTGCCCCAGAAACATCTTGAACTGTAGCTTTAGTATGAGCATAGTTCTCTATAAAATAATCGTGGAAATCAGCTTCATCATGAGCTACAAAACTGGCAGTTATACCAACAGCCGCATCCGGCGTCGACGGAAAAGCCGTTATTTTGGAATTTAATTCTTTGAAACCAAACGCCTCCCCACTGTTCGGTTCGAGTGTGTATTGCTGCATCCATAAGGGAAGATGCTGATATATGAACCTGCACTTCGCCAATAGCTCCCTCGCTGCATCATCCGCCTTAGATATTAAGGGAACATTAGCATTTTCTGTAAAATAAATATCGTATAACGCCCTCAATGCTATCGTCCAACTAATCCCCACCTGTTTCGCCTTTAAGATCCATATTATCTTGTAAAGCTTGAACATCCGA